TGCACCACCTCCGCCCTGAACGCTCTTCGCGAGCGGGCGGCCGGGGGCGCCCTGCGTGCCGCCGGACCGGACCGCGCGCGCAGCCACAGGAGTCGCCTCGACGATGCCGAGCCGGGTCTCCAGGGCCTTGATCACACGGTCACGCCGCGAGAGCTGGTCGCCCATCTCCAGGAGCGCGCCGCACGCGCTCTTGAGGAGCTGGCCCTCGGCCAGGACGAGCTGACGGAGCGACTCGGTCCCGACCTCGGAGCGGCTCGCGATGGTGTCGAGCCGATCCTGGAGCCCACCGATGAGGCTCTTGAGCAGCGGGGCCGCATTGACGACCTGCTGGTCTTCTGGGTCGAGGTATTCGGTGAGCGCCTTGCGGAGCGGACGGCCCGAACCGTCGACCGGCTTGTCCTCGGCGAGACCGGCCCAGAGCTTGCCCAGCTCGCTGCGCTCGCCCTTTGTGATGGCGCCGGCGTCGAGCCGAGCCTTGAGGTACGTCTCACGAGAGCCACCCGCGGCGACACGCGCCGCGGCGTCGACCGCGCCAAACGCCTCAATGCTCTTGCGCAGATCACCCAGGCCCATGCCCTTCTCGGACGGATCCTCACCCTCGCCCTCAGCAGATTCGTCGCCGTCGGGCTCACCCTCACCCTCGGCAGATTCGTCGCCGTCGGGCTCACCCTCGGCGGATTCGTCGCCTTCACCCTCAATCGGAAGCGCCTTGAACTCGTCCTCAGAAATGGGAGCCGTCTTTTTCGCGGCACACATGGCCTTGTAGGTCCCGTAGTCCATGCCAGCCTTGCGGTACTTCATCGGGTCGCTCCTGCGCGAAGGCGGTCCACTACGGGACCGCAAAGATGATGGAGGTCGGAGCGGGCGACAATCCTCGCCTCGCTCTTTGAGAGGATAACATCTTCGGGGCTGCCCATGCGCAAGAGCCCGTACTGGAGCGCGTCGGCCCAGCTCTCGACGTGGTGCTGGTCGGTAACCACGGGCAGGCCAGGGACATGGTCGACACTCTTGTGGACCGGCTGGCCATCGTCGTCCAGCTCAGTCGCGCCAAAGAAGTCGACGGGCGGAAACACGTCGGGCCGTTTGTCGCCCCGCTTCGGGAGCGCGCCGTCGAGCGACTCGGTCCGAAGCGCGCCACCGTCGCCCGGTCCGGTGCCAATGTCGCCCGACGCGATGGCCGACCCGGCAGTCAGGGCCTTTGCGAGCGCGACGAGCCCGGTCTGGGTGTTGACCGGGACATGCGTGATGGCGACATTCGAGACATCCGCGCGAGCGACGATGCCGCCCGGCTTGCGGTGCCGGACCTTGCCCTCAATCGAGAAGCCGAGCCCACGCGGCGTACTCTTGAGCGCCTCGATGTTCTCCCAGCATTCGCGGCCCTTCTTGTTGTCGAGGAGATACCCCTCGGTCCACCACCCGTTGACCTTGGAGACCTCCTCGTTCGGGAGAATGTCGCCTGGCTTGACCCGCTTGACGCCAGTCGGGTAGCCCATGATATCGCCTTGCGACTGCCCGTGGTTGTCGTTGAACCAGCCGTGAGAAAGGAAGCCGGAAAAGTCGAGCCCATCGGCGAGTACCCGCTCCTGCTGCCGGTCGAGCCCATCGGTCGAGACAATGCCGCCAACGCCCATCTTAGACGAGCCATCGGCCTGCTCGGCTTTCTCGAACGCGACAAGTCGCGCGTAAACGCGAAAGTCGGTTTCGGAAAGAAGAGAGGTGAGGTCCATGTTTCGATCCACGCTCCCCAGCGTAGGGAGCAACATGCCCCTCTGCCGTTACCGGCGGGCCTCGCAAGAGACATTAGCGCGCCGCGTGCGGAAGTGTCAACTTTTCCAATCATCGAGCGCGAGCACAAGACGCCCACGCCCGGACACAGGGGCGGTCGGTAACGCCTGCTGAACGGCGTCCGCCGGGACACCGCCAATGGCGACGATCACGTCGGCACCGCACTCCGAACAAGGTCCATGAACCGTTCCGTCCGCTTTGACGAGCGTTATCGCGAGGCGCACGCGCACATCACCCTCGCGCGTCGGACCGCCGAGCGCCTTCCGGCACGCTGAGCAACGCATCCGATTGTCGCCCATTCAGTGTACCGTCAGACCCATCGACGCGGCATAGCTCGCGATGCGGTCGGGCATGTGAACGCCTTTGCGCGAAGCGTCGCGAGCGATGCCGGCGAGAACGCGATGGAGCCCGGGTGCCCCATGCCACTTGAGGAGCGAGTCGCACACGGACTGGGGCTCGACCCAGTCGAGCAGCCGCGTGAGCGCGAGCTTGCTCGCATCGAGCCGGTCGAACCCGGCGAGGTTCGGCAACGGTCCGTCATGGTACTGGCCGAGAACCTGTTCAAGGCTCACGCCGACGGGAAGGAAGTCGCTCATGCGATTATCTCCTGCATGTCGGGGTCGCCCAGGTCGAAGAACGCGAAAACCGGGAGCGCCTTCTTGACGCCGGTTCGCGAGGCGTTCGCGTAGGCGAGCGCGGTCGTATCGACGAAACCTTCGGGCGGGATGTACTCGACGCCATTTTGCACGTCGGTGAGAATTTGCTCGAAGGTAATCATGCGAGCGCGGCCCAGAGCGCGGGTGCCGCGCTCAGTCCGGACCGGCTGCTCTTGCTCGTAGCCCGTGTGCACCTTCTCAACGACGACTTCGCCCTCGTCCTTGTAGACGTTGCGGACAACCTGCCCGACGTGCGCGGCGCCGCCCAGCTTGCGGACGTTGACGAGGTACTTCTTGCTCTTGAGGATGGCCCGGTCTTCCGGCGGGAGCATGTCGATGAGCCGGTTCGTGACGTCGGCGTCCGTGACGACCTTGCCACCCTCCGACGCGCGCATTGTCGCCCCGACCTCGTCGCGCTTGTCAACAATCCAGTCGAGAATTTCGCCGGCTCGAATCGCCATGTAGACTGCGACCGGATCGTGCGAGTCGGCCCCGCCCGCGCCCTCGTTGAAGCCGGACGCGAGGATGGCCTCGCGCTCCTCGGTCGGGAGCTGGTCGATGGCGGCCCGGAGCGCGGCTCCGGGCTCCAAGGTGCGGACGCCCTCGTAGGTTCCGGCCTCCGGGTCGGTGTACTTGATGGCGCCCCTCGCGAAGACGACGAGTCGGTCGGTCCCGCCCGGGGTCGTCGTCGCGGCCAGCTCGTCGAACATGGCGCGGGCCGCGTTCGTGCCCAGGTTCGTGGCGTAGGCTGCCTTCGCAGCGATACTCTCCCATTCGCGCGCTTCGGCCTTGCCGCTCGCCCCGCTCTGCTTGAGATCCTGGGCCTTGTCGAGCGCGCCGACACGGATGCGGGCGAGTGCCGACTCGAAGGTCTCGATGCCCATGTCCTTGCCGGCGTTCGGAAACGAAGGCGACAATGCGAGCGACTTGATGGTCCCGGCGACATGCTCCCTCGGACCGGCTGAGAAGAGGTCCTTCTCCATGTCCCGGAGCTTCGTGAACGGACCGGAGCCGTCGTACCGGGCGCGGCCCTTCGCGTCAAAGGCGTGGACCATGATGGTCTCGCCATTGTCGTCCTTCTTCTCGACCATGACGGGCTTCCCGTCGACCTTGACGACCTTGCCATTGTCGTCACGCTGCTTGACCAAGAGCGGCTCGAAGATGGGCTTTCCGATGAGCCTCGCCTTGACTGCGGGCGGGAGCATCCGCGCGCATCGAGTGATGCGCTGCCATTCCGCCATTGGCGAGCCGAGCGAGTCGTACATGACCATTTCGACCGAGTTACCGAGGTTCATCCCGACCTGGGCCGCGTCGCTACAGATGATCGCCTCGCAGTTGTTGAAGACCGCGGTCTGGTGCGCCGAGAGCGGAGGCTCGGTCGATGCCCCGGCGAGGGCCTCCTTCGCGTAGTCAGCCTTGATCTTCGCGATTGTCGCCCGAACCTTCGCCGCTTCCTCGGCGGGGAGCTTCGTCGGATCGGGCTGCAAGGCGATGTTTCGGAGCATTCCGGCGCTCTTCGCGGTCCCGTAGAAGAACATCCGCTGGACGGTACCGTCGGCCTGGGGGACCTCTACGAAGCTCTCTGGGGCCTTGACACCGAACTGGATGGAAATAGCCGCGCGCTGCTCTGGCGTCCACTGAGACATCCGGACGGGCTGGGGCGAAGTGTCCCCCGGGTAGACGCCCCAGTTGACCGGGACTGGCTTCCCCGAGTCTGGATCGACAAGCTTCATCGGCGACCGGGGTTCGGTCGTCTTCGCCACGAAGAGCGACACGTCCGAGTCGCGACCGAGCATGTCCTTGACCTTCTGGAAGATGGCGACATTCAATTCACGGTCGCCCGTTACGGTCGCGCCGATGTACGTAACGAAGTATTTCCCGTTCGGCGACTGGCCGTTCGGGCCCAGGTCTGGGTCAGCCTTGTCGAAGTGCGGGGAACCGGCGATGCACTCGTTCGCATCGCGGAAACCCATCTGGCGGAGCTTTGCCTCCATCGTACGACACGAATCGAGGATGCCGTTGCCGAAAAGAACCAACTGGCGGGCACCGTCGCGGCCAGGGCCGCTATCGGCATGGAACCGCTGGATGTGCGCACCCAGCTCATCGGACTTCGCGTTGCCCATGGTCATAACGATGTCGGCGCGCTCGCGCTCAGCACGCTTGCCCACGTCGAAGATACTCGCGACCTGGGCCGAAATAGCATCGCGCGGAACGTAGGCAACCTCGCCCGTGTCCAAGCGGGTGAGCGGGATGTTGCCCTTCGCGTCCGGGTCGCCTCCCAGGTATTTGAGGCCCGGGGCCTCCCAGTCGCCATAGGTCCGCGCCCAGTCGTCGCGCTGGTCCTTCGAGAGCCCCGGGGGCATCTTCGGGGCGACAATGCCCGCGGCCTTGAGACCCTTTGCAGCGACGGTCACAACGTCGCCAACGCGGACCGCCTCAAAACCACCGCGCGACCTGGGCTGATTCTTTTCAGAATCCCAGTCCTGCGGAGCGTATAGAAGGTGCAACGAGCCCTTCTTATCCGAGACCCACGAGTTTCGGAGATACTCGACGCCACCGACGGTAACCGTCTCCTGCGAGTCGATGGTCGTGGTCTTCCCGTTCGACTGGACCGTCACGACGGTCTGGGTCACGGTCGGAACCGGGTGGACCTGCATCATAACCTCGGCCTCGTCGATCCCGATACCTGCGTCGTCCGCGATGTCTTCGAGAATCGCTGCGAACGGCTTCGCGTCCTTTGCGGAGACCTCGCCGATGGCCCGGCGGACGTGCCGCTGGAAGGCGAGTGCCCGGTCGATCACGGCGAGGCGCGCGTCCTTTGCCTTTGTCAGAATCTCGGCTTCCGCATTGTCGCCCGCCGCGATGGCCGCCTGGATGGCCTCGTTCTGGACGTCAACCCAGGGTACGGCCAGCCCGCGGGCACGGATGCCCAGGGGGCCGCGGTCTGGGTTCGGGACCGGCCTGGGCCAGCCGTCGGCCTTCATGCGCGCGAACTGTTCCTTCGTGATGATCGTGCCCGCGACCTCGTCGTAGGTCTTCCCGTCAAAGATGTGCGTAAACATGAGGTTGTAGATGGCAAGCTCAGTCGGGTGAAGCTCCTGCGAGAGCTTCCACTTGCCGGCGGCCTTCCCGCGCTTCTTGTCGAGTAATTCGCTCGGGTTGAAAGTCTCAAACCGAACCTTCTGCCGGCCCAGCTTTCCTGCCTTGTTGGGGGTCTCGGTCTCGTAGGAAATCTCCATCTCCGTCGAGCCGGGCTTGTAGGCCGGGCAATTGGTGACTGCCTTCGCGGCGGCCACCGCACGCCGAGCCTCGGGCGACAATCGCCCGCGCTCTTCCTCGGCCAGCGCGCCCTCTTCGACGTCGCCGCCCGCGGTTGCCATGTAGAGGTTGTAGAGCTGGGCCTGGATGCCGGTCATGAAGGCGTGCTGATTCTCTTCGATACGCACTGCCGGGAGGGTTTTGCCGCGCACATCCTTCGGGAGCGCGATGTCCATCCACCGTGCAAGGACGGTGGCCAGCTCTCCGCGCTTCGCGGCCTTGACCTGGATCTTCGGGCCCTTCTTGCCACCCTCTCCCAGCTCGTCGACAACCGAAGTTGGCTCTAAAAACTCCTCGACGAACCGACCCTCCGTCATGTCAGCCCAGTCCTTGCCGTTCGAGAGCAAGCGGATGTATTCGACCACGTCGGCCGGACTCGTCGTCATTGGCGTGCCCGTGAGGAGGAGCAGCATCCTCATGTCTGGGTTCCACATCCGGACCTTGCGATTGCGCTCGGCGTCCTCATTGGAGACGCCGAGGTGGACCTCGTCGATGATTAGCCCGTCGAAGCCGGCCGCCTTGAGCTTGTCGGCGTGCAGCGTGAAGTATTCTGGCCCGCACACGACGAGGTCGCTCTTGCCCGACTCAGAGAGCTTGATGAACTCGTCGACGGGGATGTCGTTCGCGCCAGAGCCGACGACCTGGGCGCCGCCGTCGAAGTCGCCCGCGGCCTGCCGCCACTGCTCGACCGTGTTCAACGGCGCGACGATGAGCACGCGCTTCGGGTTGTCCGGGTGCTTCTTCGTCGGGTCGGCCGGGTCGGGCCGGGCCATCATGGCCTTCGCGGCGACAATCGCCTCGATCGTCTTCCCGGTATTGTGCGACACGATACCGTTTGCCACGTAGCTCGGCGCGGTCGGCTGTACGGTGAGGTCGAATGTCGCCTCCTCGAAGGGGTCGGCCATCCGCTCCGTAACGGGGGTCCAGTCCAGACAGAAGCGCCCCGGCGGGTGGCCGTGCCCGGCTGCATGTCCCGAGAGCCGCTCGAACGAAACCGAGTCACCGACCTCGATGTCCTTGTGCTCGACCCAGCCCTGCGGCGTCCAGAACTTGTGCTCGTCCGTCGTGCGGATGGCGTGACCGTCGGCTGTTGCAAGCCGGTACGTCGTCTTCACGCCGGAATCCCACGACTGGTCAAGCAACGCGAGCCCGCTGTGCGTCTCGCTTGTCGCCGAGCGCACGTAGGTCGGGATGCTCGTGTCCCACGCGTACGGTCCGCCATTCAACCGCTGGTGGACTTCAGCTATTGTCGCCTCGAAGCCCTCGCCGGCCCGGTTCAGCCGGACCACGGTCGAGCCGGACACGCAGCCCATGTAGTGCGCGAGGAGCGCGCGCCCGTCATTGTTGAACACCTTCTGGAGCGCGCGCTGCTGGTGATCGGGGAGCACAAAGGTCTCGCCAGACGGGAGCGTCCGTTGTAAATCGACGCCCCAGTTGTCGATGAGCCAGCCGGGCTCGATCTGCCCGGTCTCCAGCACAGGATCATCGTCTTCTTTCCGCGTCACAACATCACGGAGCATCTCGATCTGGCTATGCAGCGTCCGGTTGACCTCGTCGGTGAGCGACAATCCGCCCAAAACCGTGCGCAGATTGGGGAAGCTACCCAGGCTGACGCGGATGGCGAGCGCGCGGTTCTTCGTCTTCTCGTCGTCCCATTCGACCTGGACGCCGGGTAAACCCTCAACCGACTGAGCCATGAGACTCCCGTCGGCGGGAAGCGAGAGCCGGGCTTCCTTCGCGATTGTCGCCCCCGTGCGCGGGTCGACCGTCTTGTGCATGTAGACGAGGGTCTGGGTCTGGAGCGGCTGCGGAACGTGCGTCGTCTCCGGCCAACGCGTGTCCGCCTTGACCGCGTCCTCACCGTAGCGCGTGAATCTCCGGCGTCCACCCCCGCCCCCGGTCTCACCCAAGAAGATGTACTGGGTGGGGTACTCCTTCGCAGTCTCGGCGTCCTTCGTCGTATTCCAGCCAACGTAGGCCGGGACAAAGTGCTTCTCGAGCCAGTCGCGCTGGGTGACGCTCCCGACGTACCATGGGGGGAGCAACCCGCGCGTGCGAAGATCCTTCTCACTGATGGTCATGCCGCCGCGCTTGAACGTGACGAGCTTGCGGATCAACTCGCCGGGGCGGTGCTTGAGGTCGGGCGAACCATCGGGCATCCGGTCCCAACCCGGGGGGTCTGGGACCTGTCCCGCGTCCTTGCCCGGGATAATGCGCGTGAGCCAAGCGACGACATCCTTGTCCTTCGCGCTCGCGCCGGCCAATTCGTTCGCGCGCACGGCGAGGATGACGCGATTACCGTGCTTCGGAATGCCGGTCTGGGCCGCTTCCGGGACGAGCTTGATCTGCTCGGCCGGGAGGATGGGCCGGGCGGTCGAGCGGAACTGCCCGATAACCTTGTCGTCTTCGAGGAGCTGGTCAATGCGAGGTGTGTCGACTCCGAGTCGAGACGCCCACTCACGCCCCAGAAGCTTTGGCTGGCCATGCCCATCAAACTCGACCTGGACGTGCAGATAGTGAGCAACGTCGCCCGCTTCGGCGACCGCCCACTTTCCCCTCGCATTCATCACGCGTGGGCGGTCGGTCTTGACGGAGATCCAGACCTTGCGCCGCTCGGCCGCGGCATCACGGCAAAGCTTCTCCAGATGCGCGGCGGAGCGGATGGACTCGCCGTTCGGCGTGAGAAGCGCCTGCCACATGGGGTCTTCGAGCGTATGGTTCCCGTCCGGGCCACGCGCCGTGAAGAAGACCGACTGGGTCCCGTCTGGGTTCGTATTGACCCAACGTTTCCGGGTGAACCTGGGCTTGCCAGTTTCGTCGACGACAATCCGGGCCGCTTCGAGCTGGCCCTTTTTGTTGCGCGTCTGGATGATCTCGATACCGGGCTGGACCTCGCGGAGCCGTTCGAGAAGCTCGCGACGACGACCCTCCTGATCCTTCGAGAGGACGAGCGTGCCGTCGGGAAGGCGCTCGGTCGTGCCCCCGCCGAGGTGCGCCAGCTCATCCAGCTCGCGCTGTCCGGCGAGGTCAATGCGGTCGTAGTTGAACGTACCAGACCGCTGCCGGAACGTGTGATGATCGACCTCCTGGGGGGCCATCTTGCGCTGGGCCGTGTAAAGCGCGCGCTCGCGGTCGAAGAGACCTTGATCGGTTGGGAGCTTGTTCTTCTCCTGGTACGCCTTCCACGCGGCGTAGCTCTCCAGGCTCGCCGTGCCACCGCCGCGTCCGCCGGTCGCGGGGCGCCAGCCCATCTCACCGTTCGGGCCCTCGGTCCGGTAGCTGTTGGCGGTGAGAGTCCGCATCCATTTCTCGATGCTGTTCGCTTCGAGAACCTTCTTCACGGCCTGCTCAATCTCCGTGCCGGCGTCGCGACCGGAGCTGCCGCCGCGGGTGAGCCCGTAGGCGGCAATGTCCTCGACTCGGACCTCAATCTTCGTTGCCGCCGCGCCCTCGCCGATTGTCGCCTCTCCGACGACCTCTTCGGCGTCCGCGAACATGTCCTGATGGAGGTGCCAGTAGACGAGCTGCCGGTCTACCGGGTTTCCGTCCTCATCGTAGCACTCCTTGACCTGCTCGGGCCGGAGCACGATGTTTGCCGCGGAGGTCGCCGCACTGTCCGGATCCCAGTCGCCGCCCTGGTGACCGCCGTCCGGACCGACGCGCATGTAGATGGTGCGCGCGCCGTTGCTCATCTCGTAGAAGCGGTCGTAGCCGCCCTGCTTCCCGACGGCGTCCTCGTCGGGCGGGTCGTGGAACGTGAGGCTCGACTCGTGGTAGTTGGGCGCCTCGGAGCGGGCGGCCTTGACGAGCTTCTCGATGGGGCTCGCGGGGCGGCCCTTCCACCATTCGAGGCGAGGGTCGTCCGGGCCCATCCGGTCGAGCCCTTCGGCCATGTCGAGCTGAACGAGCAGTGCTTCCTTGCTCACACCGGAAGGCTCGGCAGCGATGGCGTCCTTGAGCCGGCGAATCTCGACGTCGTCGGTAACGCGGGGCCGGAGCTTGTCGGCGCCGAAGAACTTCCGCAGCATTTCGTAGGTTTGCGGGCACTGATGCGCCATCATGTGCGGATACATGAGACTCGCCGAAAAGCTCTCGGCCCACGCCTCAAACTCATTTTTCTCTGCGTACTCCGTGATACCGGTCTCGCGGACGCTGGGCGACACTCCCCTCTTCAGCGTCGAGTTGTAGTGGTCGAGCCACTGATTCCAGGAGAGCCCGCCCGGGGTGAGCGGTTCGTCCGGGTCCTTCATCATCCGATTGTGGATCTGATGGCTCATTTCGTGGACGAGAACATGAACGGGCGTGAGCCCGCCAAAGAGCGCACGCGCGTTCTTGGCACCCCCGCCAAAACGCATACGGTCGGCAGCCAGACAGATCCGCCCAGACCGGCGCTCGGCATAGCCCATGACGGTTTCGTTATCTGGCGCGCTGAGGTAGGCATCCTCAGACGCGAGCCGGAAATCGAGATCCTTCATCTGCCCGTCGCACGCCTTGAGGATGTCGGCCGGGATGAGCTTGACAGCCAACTCGGCAGCGCGAAGCCAGTGAATCTTCTCACCGTGGAGGTCTTCGGCGTCCGGGCCGTCGCCATAGTGGGCGACAATCGCTGCGCCAAACATGGCCTTGACCGCGTCCGTGCCTTTGACGTCTGGAGGCGCGGACATGCCAAAGAGGCCCTGGATGTACGCCTCGTTCAGCTCGTCCCAGGCGGCCCGCTTCGCTCGCAACTCGGGATGGTCGGCGAGGAACTCGCTCTTGAGCTTCGCGACGGTGTGCTCGACCTCGCCCGGAGCCGTGCCGGTTGCACCCGTACCCGTGTCCGGCGCCGGAGCGGACGTGGCAATGGGCGTCGGGCCAAACTTCTTGTCGGCCTCGCGCTCGACGCGCTTTACGGTGCGATTGAGCGCAGCCTTCGCATTGTCGCGCTTGCGCTTGCGTTCGCGGTCTTCGGCGTACCGCGCCTTGTCCGAGGGGGTGTTGTAGTAGTAGACCCAGCCGAGTTTACCCTGAACGAGCGCCCGGACGCGCCGCCAGTATTTGTGGCCGGCCTTCGGACCGCGCTCGAAGCCGACTCCGCTCTTCTCGATGTTGTCAAGGCTCGCAGCCTCGTCGAGCGTGACGTGAACGCCAACATCAAAGAGGAACATCATGGACCACCGCCAACGACAGACTTCTGCGCATTGAGCTTGCGATATCGCTCGGGAGACTGGCCAAGAATGGCGCCCTCGACGTGACGGAAGGCGTGTGCGAAGAAATCGTCGTCGCCCGGCTTCACGCGGACGACTTCGTGGGCGACAATGCCGCTCGACTGCTTCATGCGGAGGGCCTCGTGCTCCGTGCTCACGGCGCGTGCGAGCCGGTGAAAGAACGCGGTATCTGCGACCACCGGGTCATGCGTGAGCGTCCGGTAGCCTTCGGGGGCCTCCGCGTCAACGGCGACCTCGCACGCCCAGCGGTAGAACGGCATGGTCGGGTACGACCGCCAGAGGTGCCACGTTTCCATCGTTCGCCTACTCCTTGCTCGCCTCTGGAGAGTCTACGGCATGGGAGGCGAGCCTCGCGACCGGGACGCCCAGAAAGCGCGCCAGCTTCTCGTTTGACCATACCCTGCTCGGACCCAACGCGCCCGGAGCCGCAGATGCGAACCCGGGCATTCCGCGGCGGGCGACGGCGCGCATGTAGCCTTGCAGGACCTCATCTGCGTAAAGCGTGGCACTCTCTGGATCAGTGCCCGCGCCGGGGAAATCGTGGACCATGCCCGACCCTACGACGGAGGTGCGGGTCTGGAGGTAAAACGCGCGAAGCCGCTGCTTGTCGCGCGCCTCAAAGTAGCGGTCGCGGAGCGCGTCGACATCCGCGGGCGTCGCCTCGCCGCGAGCCTCGCGGACGAGCGCGGCCTCGGTCGCCTTCGGGTCACCCTCGGCCGCGAGCGCCGTGTAGACCCGGACGCGCTCGTCGACGGTCTCCGGGCCGTCGTTGTCGCCCTTGAACGCGGTCGCGAGCATCGCGTAGCTCCGTGCGTCCGGGCTCACGGGCTCGACGATGACCTGCTCGGCGGCCGTACCGCTGCTCCAAGCGTCGGCGTAGCGACCGACCTCCGCCTTGCGCTCGTCGGCGATGGCCTTGAACGAAGCCATCGCTCGACGAATGAGCTTCTCGGCGGCGGAGATACCGGCCTTCTTTGAGCCACCTTCGGCAAGCTTGAGGGCCTCGGCCAACTCGGCCAGCTCCATCGGCTCGCCGTCGTCGAGACCCCAGCGAAACGCGAGGACCTGGGCCTGGACGGGCTCCATTTCGGAGAGGATGCCGTCGACCTCTTGCCGGAGGTGGAGCGCGGTCCCGACGGGCATGGCGGAAGCCGCGTGCCGCGGAAGAACGGCCGCGACCTGCATTTCTTCCATCCACTCCGAACCCTCGGTCCGGTCGCCCGCCGTGAACCGGCGAAGCTCCTCGACAAGCTGGAGCTTCCCGGGGAAAAGCTTCCCGGTCGCTTCGCCGGTCGGCGTTCGGACTTGCCAGTCTTCCATTGGAAGCTGCTCGGCCGCCTGATCGACGATCTTCGCATCGCCATCCGCACCCGAAGTGACGTACCGTCCAAGGTCGCGCTGGTAGACATGCTTCTTCGTCGCGTGCCATGCCGTCGCAACCTGCTCGTCGGTCGGCGAGTCGGTCCCAACCTGGACCTGGGCGCGGTTGACCGCGGCGAGGTAGCCCTCGGTCATGCGCCGGATGCGGGACGGGATAGGCACACCGCGCCCCAGCGAGTCACGGGCCTCCATCGCCGCGTAGGTCCGCATGTAGCGATGCGCGTGCGCCGCGAACGAGACCTGTCCTTTGTACGCGCGACACGCCTGGACGAGGCCAAGCTGGGCCGCGCTGTAGAGATCCTGGTACTCGGGCGACATCCCGCCGCCCCCGCCCTTCTCGCGGATACGGTAGCTCCGTGCGACCGCAGTCACCGCGGAATGTGTGAGCCCGCGCATTTCGTCCAAGAACCGCCGCTGGTCGGAGGGCGGAACGTGCATGCCGACCTGGGTCTTGCCGGCCGCGTCCTTGTACCGGATGACGCCGTAGACCCCGTGCTCGATGTCGTGCAAGACCGTGCCGGATTTTGCCGTGCTCGCCCCAAACTCCGGAACGTGCGGGGCGGACGCCGATGGGACATCGGATGTCGGAAAGTCTTGCGGCGCGGATGTGCGCGAACGCGGGCCGAGCGGAATGTCGCCCCGGGGCCCGGACGGGCCTGGGCGGGGCTGGGCGCGCTTGGGGCGGGCCCTACCCCGGCCGAAGGTCGGCGCGGCAGCCTTCGCCTTGCCCCGGGCCGGCTGGACGCGCGCCGTGAGGACGGCGACATGCTCGCCGGTCTCCATGTCGAGCATCCAAGTCTGGTCGGCGGGAATGTCGCCTTCGTGGCCGGGCGTCAACTTGAAGAGCTTGGAACCGTGTCCCAGGACGAGCGCGAACTGGCCGGGCTTCATGCTCGACGTGCCGGTCGCGCCCGGAATGGCCTCCCAGTCGGGATGGTCGCCTTCCTTGTGCTCATCTGGATACCAGTATTCCCAGCCGCGAGCCTTGCGCTTGCGGTAGCCTCCGTGGGCTCCGCCCGGGATGGGTGAGAAGCCCGCGGGCGGGGTTTGGCTCTTCGCCAGCCGGTCGAGCGCGCCGAAGAACTGGGCGACAATAGGGCCGCCCGTGATGGGCTCGGAGTCCGGGTCGCCCTTGAAGATGGAGAAGCCCGACCGGTCGGGCGCGTGGACGCGCTCGACCAGCTCGGCGAGCGTGAGCACAATAACGCCCCCGATAGTGCGGCCGGACCCATGGTAGTAGTCGTCGAAGAGCGCCCGCGCGGTGGCTTCGTTCTTCGCACCGAGCACGACCTTATCCTCATCGTACTGAGGCTCTCCGCCGTTGCCCTCGTCAAAGGCGCCTTCGTTCTGGCCGTTCGGGACGCGCTGTTGCAGGACGTAGGCCGTGTCCGTGTCCCAGTCGTGGCCGAGGAGAAAGTCGACCGGGTCGCCGTCGTTGCCGAGCGTGCCGGGGAACTCGCCGTAGCTGGCCTTTGTCCTGTGCTTCGACCACGGGTTGACGTCTCCGGTCGCGTGCTCGATGCCGAGCAAGAGCCCATGAAAATTGAGGACGCCCTTGTAGCCCGCGCCGTCGATGGCCGGTCCGAGCAATTCGCCGATGTTCATGGGCCACCTCCCGGAAGAACGAGCCGTCCGTCCCCGTCTACCACGGACGGAGCGGCGTGGCCGGACGACCAGCTCTTCGGGAGCTGGATGTAATGCGGGAGCCGGACGAGCTGGCACGCGCAGTTATGCACGATGTACCCCTCGGCGACGTAGCTCTCGTCGTCCTCGACCGAGATGTTGTAGACGACGCTCCCATGACCTTCACGGGTGATACACTCGACAGGTACAATGGAGTACCGTGGATGGTCCGCCGACTCGTCGACATCGCTGAAGTCCTTCGACTCCACTTTGATGAGGGCCTCTCGGTCCTCGAAGTCGCTCGCCGCATGGGCGTATCGCGCGGGACTATTGTCGCCCGGATACGCGCGGCCGGACTCAAACAGCGAACTGCATCCGAAGCCGGCCTCGCCATGCACGCCCGGATGACGCCGGAAGCGCGCAAGGCCCGCGCAGCGAGCGCACATGCTTCCCTCCGTGGCCAGACCCAGCCCGAAGAACGTGTCCGGCGGCGCGTTGCTGGACAAGCCGGCAAACTCAAGTCCCCACTGGAGAAACTCGTCTACGCCCGCCTGTGCGAGCTGAGCACTGCGCCGGAACCCGGCTTTCAGGTCGGTCGTTACTTGGTCGACATGGCGTTTCCACGCTGCAAGGTGGCGCTCGAAGTCGACGGCGAAAACTGGCACACCAGCTCGCGCAAGATAGCGCAGGACACCCGCAAAACCGCCTACCTGGAGACCCAGGGCTGGGCGGTAACGCGTATCCGCGAGCGGGACGTTCCGCGGCTGTCTGAGATTGTCGCCCAACTCAAGCTCGCCGGCCCGAACCCAACCGCGCCCTGACAGAAACGGGTGCTCCGGTGTGACTGGAACACCGTTTACGCGGATGAGCGCAGCGGCCTGTCTGCACGCCCGCGCGCGAACACGCCGCCAACGGCCTCGATGCGTAAGTACGGACGAGCCGACGACGAGTTGCTCAATCGAGATGTCGCCTTCTGGCGTTGTGACCCGGACACCCGCCGGAAAACAGTAAGGGTGGACTGGACCGACACCGGGGCGCCAGTCCGCGGCGCGGCGACCGACATTGTCGCCGTTCTCAACCAGCTCATCGAGCAGGAAGAGCCGCGGCGTGCCCCCTTCGAGGTGGAGCTGGACACAATGCTTGCAGGCGTCCGGCCTCGGAATCTTGTAGGCGAGGAGCGACCGTGGGGGGCGCTCTTCGGCCTCTGCCTGCTCGGCCTCTCGGGTAACCCAGGCATCCTTGAGCCCGGTCTGGATGGCGCGCTCGGCCTCGGTCTGAACGATACGCGCCCAGTCGCGAGACCAGTCACCCGTCGCGTGGCCCAGGTCGCTCTCGACGCGCTTGAGGGTCGACCGGAAGGCCCCGTCGAAGAAGCCCTCGTCGCGACCCAGCTCCTTCGCCCGCTCGCGCATCCGCTTCGCCGCGTCGTCGTCGCCGAAATGCGACGCCATCGCGTCGTTCACGATGCTTCGCATCTTGCGCGCGAGGTCGTCGTCGGCCTCGATGAGGATGGACCCAAGCGTCGCGCCCATCTTGTTGCCGAGCCCGCGGAGGTGCTCGGCAGCGCGAAGCTTCGCGTGCTCGGCGGCCGCGCGCTCGTCGTCGGAGAGCGGGATGGGGTCGCGGGCGATAGCGTCGAGGAAGTCGGCCGCGGTCGTGCCGTAGCGGGTCTCGTGCCCGGCTGCGTCCTCGGCGTGCGCGAGGAAGACGCCGAACTGGTAGAGGTTCTGCGTGACCTCCGGGGCGGGCTTCGTCGGATCGATGAGTCCGAGCCCGAGCGCGAGCTTCCAGGCGTCGGTCGTCGAGTAGTCCGACCCGTAGATCACCGCGGTCGCGGCGGCGACGTGGCGCGCGAGGATGCGCTGAGCCTCGCGCGCCACGTCCGGTGTGACGAGCCGACCGTTCACCGAAAACCGGGATTGTCGCCCGTTCGCGGGGCAAGTGACGCGGCGGCAAAGCAATCGGGGCGCACCGACGAGCGAACCTCACGTATGAGGCGCTGATCAAGTTGAGTCGGCGGCGCGGACGTTGCCCATGCGCCCCACGCGAAAACGACAGCTTGCCCAGTCTTGTTCATGGCGTAACTCCCTCAAGAATTATGTAACGCACGATGAGCCCGCCGATACCGCCCGAACCCAGGGCGAGCGTGAGCATGGCGATGACGACCTGGGGCGAGAGGACGCCCTTCCAGACGCCCCGTGCGTCAACGCGGTCCGCGGCCTCCGCGGCGTTCTCGGCGTGCTCCGCGCGTGCCAGCTCGATGCGTGCCAGCTCAATGCGCGCCACGTCGGCGAGCAGGCCGGAGTCGACGCGGACCATCGTCGCGTGCAGGTCCATGACGAGCGCCCGGTAGGGATCCTCGGCCGATAGAGCCGCGCAACGGCCCTCGACCGCATCCAGGTAGCCCTCCACGCACGCGGCGGCTTCCGGGACGACCGCGTGCAGAGCGCGCAGCGCGGTTCGCACCGGTGCGGGACGGGCTTCCAAATTAGGCTCCACGGGGCTCGGGGTCGTTTGGAAGACTGTCGGCCTTGCCGTAAAGCAAGGCGACAATCTCCTTGAGGGCTTCTCCGATCACGACCTGAAAGACCGCGTCGGCTCGGTGAGTAGCATCTTCAATGACACGAAACCTCGGCTCGCCGCGAACGACGACCGAAGCACGCGAAGCACCCGCGTGTGCGAGTGCCTTCGCGACCCAGGCGTCCCGGTCGGCGCCGTCGGCCTCGGCGAGGTCGGCCAGCGCGTCGAAGGCGGCGCCCGGAGAGTCGGCGAGGACGCCGTGAGCGGCCTCGATGGCGAGGCTCCGCTCCATGTGGCCTATGGCATCGTTGCAGATGTCGCGCGGAACTCGGTCTCACTCTCGGCCAGAGCGACGCGATGCCCACCGCGGAGGGCGACCGGGTAGCGCGCGGCGTTGTCGAACGAGAAGGTGACCGTCGTATCCGCGGTACGGTTGACGGTCATGTCGCACAGGCGCGTCCAGTTGTTGTGCGTGAGCGCAGTGTCGATGTCGTCGTCGCTCGGCGCGACCTGAGAACCGGTCGTCGCGACCGCGCCCATGACTGACTCGATGGCGGGAGTATCGTTGGCCGCGCCGCCCGAAAGAACGACCGCGGCGACGAGCGACTTGCCGGAAGTCGCACCCCACAAGACGGCCGCACCGCCGGTCGAGTCCGCATCGGTCTGGGCGGCGAGAACATGGACCTCACCGTCGATGAGCGAGTCGGTGACCGCGGTCGTGTCGACATCGAAATTGAACGTTCCGTTCGCGCCCGTGCCCTGGGTCGTCCCGCCGTCGGCGACAATGCCGCCGACTGCGTGACACGCAAGGTAGGCGAAGAGAGCGTTGTGCCGGACGATGAGTCGTTCGGCCTGAGCGTCGAGAATGGCTGGGTTTGCGGTCATGGGGCCTCCGAGGCTGGGTCAGGGTGCGATGTCGACTTCGATGCGCCGGACGCGCCGGGGCTGGCCGGAGTCTATCGCGGAACGAAGCGACTTGGCAACGGGTCGGCCGCCTCCGGGGGCGACAATGCCCTTCGGCGGGG